CTTGAATATTAGCTTGCAAACCAGGAAGAGTATTTTCCAGAAAGTCGCAAATACGGTTCAAATTTCCATTCATTTGTTCTGTGTCTACACCGTCCTTAATTCCAGCAGAAATCTGTTTGGCCAATTTGTCAAACATACCTTGGGAATAAATTCTTTGAGATTTAATTTGGCGGCGCAATTCCTTCAATAATGTCTTAATTTTGTCGTCGCGTCGTTCAAGTGCCTTTTCCAACCGTACAAATCTAGGGTCGTTGTAGCGATAGTGTACGGGGCGCGATTGAACAGGGCCAGGGTTAGTCTCAACATCTCCAGACAATAATAACAACATTTGTCGTGCAGCTTCTTGTTTAGGATTCTTCTTACCAACACCCTGGGTAACAATAGTGTAATTGAGGAATTTGCATGTACACTTAAATACAGGCAACTCTCGTGGGGATTCTAGCGCATCAAAGTCATATTTCACCTCTTTCTGGAAAACATCTGCAATCATCTTAAGATTAGAAACATTATCCTCCACAAACATCATCTTATTAACTAAATATTTATTGAAACAGGCCATAACTTTATCAAGTTCCAATTTTATCGTTAAGCGCAAGATCATGTGCCACGTGTTTCTCCCTTGCTTAGGGGGAGACGACAACGCCCTCTGGGAACTAAATGTGCGTATAGATCATACACAACCGCTTCCACATATCCTGAAATTGGTAAACAACACGCTCGTATAAACATCTGAAGATGCTTCAAGATCATCCACACATCCTAATCAAAGGCAGTGTCAAAATCCACACCTAAAGAATCATATACTAACCCTTTGCACTATGCAAATTAGTAAGTTCCTATGCCAGGCTGAGCATAAGCACGTGCATCAGAAATCATCATCAAAACATCATCTTCAACCAAAGTAATGTGTTCCCCCATGTAACAACACCTACGATCTTAAGGCCCAGCTGTTACAAATCCGAAAGACGCATCTTTCTTCGAAGTCAATTACCAGATATCCAAATCAGTCAAGAGAGAGGATAAAATCAACACACCCTACTTAAAAATATTAATTCTAAAATTGGGGTGTAATCTTTGATTACCGTCATTAATATTGAATATTTAGACGAAGGCCATCAACATTGAAAACAATAAGGCACAATCCTCATGTAAAGCTATCTTCTGAAAAACCACTCTACAATGAGAACCCTTACCATCAACAATGAAAACAACGTATCAGAATAAATAATTCAACATTTAGGGACCGAAGGCCGCGAACACCATCAACAATGAAGACCGTAAGGCATAATAACCGAAGTTACCCTTAAAACCAACATTGAAAACAATATTCTACCTAAACGTCGTGTGTGCATATTAATA